CTAGACTTTAATAGCTACATTTATTTTTAGTGTGGAGTTTTGTCTCCACCTCGCGTCTTACGCAGACGCAGGCGTTGGTGGTCCCAACTCGAAATACATTCGAGGTAGACCTGTGAAGAAATAGACTTGGAAATCTTCACCTGCAGCACACCACGTATCGAGTGATGTGTCGTAGTCTCCGTCAAGATAAACACGGTAGTCCCATGTTGGCGTATGATAGCCATGAACAGTGTAATTACTGATCTTACCTGGCGTGAAACGATATTTGGAATAGTAAGGTACTTCGAACTCGCAGTTCGGATTTACAAATCCACTCGTTAGTAACAACCCATTGACACCCGTGAGGGGTTTCGTTGGATCATTAAGGCTTGGACTAACTTCGCTAATGACGGTACTCTCAGCTACCTCACTAAGGGTATTGTAACCCGCAAGTGTGCCGAGAGTTGCCGCTTCGAACTCATCTACGTTGAGCTCTCCTCGTTGGATGTAGTAAACAGGTTTTCGTTCAGAACTCAATTCACCTCTAGGAGTGATTTTCCATCTGATCGAGCCTCTCCATCCGGAGTGGGCGAGAGTGACCCAATGTAACATTACGGTATTGCAGTAGTTGTAAGTTGCATCTAAGTCGGTGCGGTGAACGGCACCAGAAACGTGTCCTCTCAAGAAAGGGAACATGGATCGGCGTCCAGTCGCAACGACTGCGCTATTTGAGATATTGGCTAAACTGCTATGCAGATTGTACCTCTTAAGCACGGGTCGGAATGAAGTAATACTTTCACCACAGAAAACTTTTCCAAGTAAGTCATGAGTAGTTTGGCTAGGGCCAAGCTTCTCAGCTTCTGAGTGTTGAGGAGCACTAGGCTCTTCAGTATTTTGGGCGTCAGATACGATTTCTTCTCCGCTTTGTGGTTTGAACACTAGGCGTTGAAAATGATCGTCGGGAACGAAGACTTCAAAGTCGTCCCCCATGCTAACAAAAACATTCACTTGAATATCATTGTCAACATCTGAGTTGGGTGTCGTCAGCTCATTAACTACATAGACTCCTATCACACCATTGCCTTCGGCTTTGTATGTGTAGGGGGTAGTGGAATATAACGTGGAAACAGTATGTCTCCCGGGCAAAGCATGCTCTAAGAGACTCAATGCTTGACCATTACCGATCTCGACACTAAAGTCGGACATGTCGGCAATATCAACTACTTGAAGGTAATTGGTGTTGTATTCGTTGCTTGCAAAGAAATTCGGGTCGTAAACGATCTTGATCCTTCCTTTGTGAAAAGCAGAGCAAACTATCTGAAATCGGAACCGCATTGATCCTGTCCAATATTTGAACGGTAACGCGGCCATTGCGCAAGCAGGGAAGTGGAATGCACCTCCAGCGCTTTCGGCCCATAGAACGGGACTTATTCTCGAATTCCAGAGTAGGGTTTCAGTTGACGTGCCAATTGGCCAACTAAAAGTGGTAAGGTAGGACTCACGTTTTGCAATAGAGCAAATAGACATGGGGTCGCCACTACCTAAGCCGGCAATTCTTGGATCGATTGACAATTCCTGTTTGTCATCAAGAGTGAGCTTTGCAGCTCCATCAGGGACAGTCGTAACTGCCATCGAAGAAATACCTACGGGTTTGAAAGGTTCCGGATCCTTGGTAACTAGTGGGCGAGAGTAACCTAGAGCTTTCGCTACTTTGGCTACTACACCAGCACCAGCTTCAGTTGCAATTGCAAAAGGAGCTATGGCCGGGACGAATTTCAGAACACCAGCTGCCTTGGAAATAGCTGTGGCAGGTCCTGAGATCATACCTTTCGTGTTTGCCTCGTCAATCTCTGAACCCGACTGTGGGGAGAGAGTGGTCGACTCGACAGAGGTCAGCACATTAGTGCTCACATCCTCCGCCCAGACAAATACACTAACCGTAACGCGATCATCGGCACCATTCGCGTGCTTCAGATCGTTTATGGATCGGATAGTAATTTGACCTAAGTCGCGCCAATCTGTATCCACCACAGACACGTAATTGTGATGGTAAAAGAAAGGTAATTTCAATTCGCCACCACAAGAAGTGGTAGGGTCTAGATAGACATGTGGTAGCTGTGAAGCTTGCACGATATCTTGAGAGATAAGGCTTGCATTTGAAGATAATTCATCCAACGTTTGGTAAGGCAAGTACGAGGCGATAAGTCGCCCATACTGAAAACCATTTCCATTGATGATGATTTTAACGTGCAAAGAAGCACGTAGCAAGTTGTAATTGGCTAACCGATTACTAACCCGCTTATTTTCAAAGTACAGTGACCATGGGTCGAAACTTTCATAAAAGGAAGTTCCTACTCCCCATTCGGCATCGAGGATCTTGATTGGACGTGAGAAGAAATGCTCAAGAGAAGCATCATTCGTGTCC